CACCGCCCAGGTGTTGGTGACCAGCGTCCCCTCCACCTTGTGGCGCAGCTGGTAGCCGAAGGCCGCCGAGCGCCGGCCGTGCCGCTCCTGGGGGATGGTCAGCTTGCCACCCTGCCACTCCGACGCCGTGAAGGCCACCGAGGCGGCCCGGGACGCGCCCAGGCTGGCGTGGAACACGGCCATCAGGCTGGGGTTCTCCTCCACCATGCGCCGCTGTTCCTCGTCCATGGGGAAGCCCAGGGTGTAGAGCCAGAGCACATAGGGCAGGCTCTCGCTGTCCGGCGGGTAATAGGCGGGCTGGCCCATGTGGGCCAGGAAGGTGCGCCGGTCGGTGACCGCCGCCTGATAGCCACCGGAGACCGCCTCCAGGCGCACATCGGCCAGGGCCAGGTCGCACACGTCCTCGGTGTCCTGGAGCTCCTCCACCACCAGCAGCTGGAAGGCGCGCACCTCCAGGGACTTGTCCATCCGGCAGACCACCGTGCCCTCCCGTTGGACCTCCAGGGTCTCGGTGCCGTCCAGAATGGCCGCCCGGCCCCGGATATACACCGCGCCAGGGTGGAACTGGAGGGTCTTTCCCTCCCGGACGGTGACCCGGCAGGCGTCGGCGTCGCTCCCTGCCATGACCCCCTTTTCGGAGAAAAAGGGGGCGAAAAAGGCGGCGTGGTCGTCGGCGTCGTACTCCCGGTCGTAGCCGCTGGGGTAGGTGGTGGTGTCGCTGGTGCGGATAGCGTTAAAAAAATAGCTTTTCATGGTTACCTCGCTCTCATCTCCCGGCGCAGCCGGGCGAACACGCTCAGGGGCGCGGCGCCGAAGGTGGCGGTGTGCCGCACGCCGGAGGCGCTCCAGACGGTCTGCATCTCGGTCAGGCGGGGGTGGGTCTCCACGCCCCAGCCGCGGTTCCGGCAGGTCACCAGGTCCCCCACCCGGTAGTCCCGGCGGTAGACGTACCGCCCGTCCAGGATCTCGCAGGTGAAGGACTGGGCGGTGCGGTACTGCTCGGCCTGGATGAGGGCCAGACGGCGCAGCTCGTCATACTCGCTGCCGGGCTCCGGCGCGTCCACCGAGAGGGACAGGTGGGTCTCCCGCCGCCGGATGCCCACCGGCTCCTCCTCCCCGTCCCGGACATAGGAGACGGTGAGGGCCTCATCGGCAAACTCCGACCCGGCCAGGGTGGTGTAGAAGAGGTTGCGGGCGTCGGAGCCGGCCTCCTCATAGGTCTGGGCCTGGGCGGTGCGGCGGTCCAGGTCGAAGATGACCCGGGTGCGGTCGCTCTGGAGGGCGGTGTGGTCCTCCCCCTCCACCACATCAAACCGGAAGGTGTGGCGGGTGAGGTCCGGGGTGATGTCGTAGCCCAGCCCGGAGGCCTCCCCCAGCGCGGCCAGCACATCGGAGAGGATCTCGTGGCGGCTCATGTACTTGTCCTCCGCCACGCCCCGGCCCAGGTCCTCCGCCACCTCCAGCCCCCACAGCCGCCGGGCCGGTAAGGTTGGGGACGCCAGATTGGCCGAGACATAGTGCTTCATGCAGGTCTCGGTGGAGCCGTTCACCGGGTCGTAGCCCTGGGCACCGGTCACCGCCGTGGCGCCGGGCGGGATGGTGATGCGGTCCTGGGTGAGGCCCTTGAGCTGGCGTCCCCGGAGGGTGCGCATCTCGCCGCCGGAGTCGTGGGCCAGGGTGAGGTCGTCGATGATCCCCCAGAAGGCCCCGTCCACCAGCACCAGACGCCCGGGGACCAGTTCGGGGGCGTGGCGGGCCTGGTCCGGTACAGTCAGGGTGAAGTACCCCGGCGTCCAGTGCCGCTCCACCAGGGTGAGCTCGGTGGCGGCGGTGCAGCGCCCCACAGAGCGGAAGGTGGGGGCCTGCTCCTCGGGGGGATCAAAGATGCGGATCTCCACCGGCATTTCGCTCTCTCCTTTCTTGTCACGCTCCGGCGGCTGCGCGGCCCGCGGCTTCCCTCCGTCTCGGGCTGGCGTCCGGGCCTTGCGGCCCTCCCCTCGCCCTCGCTCCGGTCCATCCGCGCGGCTCCGCTCGCCTCCGCGCTTCTTATTCTTAAATCCCCAAGCTCGGCACCCGCCAGCGGATGTACGCCACGGGGGTGTCCTCGGGGACCTCATTCTTCACCGCCAGGCGGTTTTCCCCCGGGGTCAGGGCCCAGGGGGTGGAGTCCAGGCTCATCCAGTGGGACACGTCCTCCCCCCGCTGGTAATCCCCCGCCTCGTCCTGCTCCCAGAGCCAGGCGGTCACGTCGGCCATGTCGATGGTGAGCTTCTGGCCCGGGGCGATGGGGTGCTGGATGGTCACCTGCTCTCCGGTGTCCAACTTGGACACCGTCACATACTGCCCGGTGGTGAACACCTCCACCGTGGGATAGATGTCCACGTCGGTGGGGTTTTCGATGGCGGCGTAGGGGCTGAAGGTACCCATGGGGGCGGAAACGGGGGCCCACGGGAAGCGCCAGACCTTGCCGATGACGCCCACGGCGGCCACGGACTCCTCCGCGCTCTCCCAGTAGGGGGAGTCGGCGGTGAAGGAAAGATCGATGGTGGAGAAGGTGCCCACCGGGGCGCTGATGGTGGGGGTGGCCAGAGGGCGGCAGCGGATCTGCACCGCGCCGTCCTCCCGGTAGTAGGTGAGGGTGCCCCAGCGGTTGGGGGCGAAGGTCTGGGCCAGCCAGGTTCGCTGCCGATCATAGGCGGCCCGGGCGCTCTCCCGGCGGCTGCCGTAGACCAGCATGGAGCCGGTCAGGTTGAGGGTAGGGGCGTCCAGGGCGGTGTGAAAGGTGGTCACGCCGTCCTGCCGGGGGGCCTTGGCGGTCTCCGCCGTGGCCGAGAGGTCGCTGGTCAGGCTGCGGAAGTACCAGGGGCCGGGCCGCTCAAAGGGCCCGCCCCCCTCAAAGGTACAGATCCGCCCGCTGTCCGAGCGCCAGGATACCGAGCGCATGACTGATCTCCTCCTTCATCGGTCCAGCTCCTCCAACGTCTTGCGGACCGTGCGCGCCACCTGGCCCTCGGTCATGCCGCCGGTGACCTGGTACGTCAGATTGGCGCTGCGGTGGTTGGTGATGGTCTGGGTGATGGTGTTTCCCACGGCGGCCAGGCCCGAGGCCACCGCCCCCAGCACCGTGCCCAGCTTGTCCAGGTCCACGGCGGGGGCGGCGGTCCCTCCGCCGCTCTGGGCGGTTCCGCCGTTCTCATAGCGGTCCCGGAGGGCCTCCACCCGGCGGTCGTAGTCCTCCTCGGCCTCGGCCAGGCGGCGTTGGTAGTCCTCCTCCAGCTGGGCAAGGGCGGACTGGTACTCCTCCTCCAGCCCCTCCAACCGGGCGTCGTAGGCGCTCTCCAGGCGCTCCAGGGCGGCGTCATACTCGGCTTTGGCGGCGTCCTTGGCAGCGCTGGCCTCCTCCCGTACCTCCTCCAGCTGGTCCTGGACGGCCTCCTTTTCCTCCTCCTTCTCCCGGTAAAAGGCGGTGTCCTCCTTGTCCTGGATGGCCTGGTCCAGGGCCTCCTGGAGGCGCTGCACCTCCTTCTCCCACTCCAGGCGCTGCTCCTCGTCCCGGGCGTAGGCCAGCTGGGCCTGAGCGGCCTCCAGGCGCTTGCGGGCGGCGGCGATGGCGTCGTCCTGCTCCTCATCCTCCCGCAGCTCCCGGCGGGCCTGGATCTCGGCGTCGATGCCCTCCAGCACGGCATTGAGCCGCTCCTCCTCCGCCTCCAGCTGGGCCTGGATCTGGGCCACGCGGGCGTCATAGGCCTCCTTGGCCGCCTGCTTCTCCGCCTCGTAGGCCTCCTTGGCCTGGGCCTTGGCGTCGTCGTAGTGCTCTTTCAGGAGCTCTTTCTCTTCCTTGAGCTGGTCCTCCAGGGCCTGGGTCTGGGCCTCGTAGGCCTCCTTGGCGGCATCCAGGCGCTCCTGGAGCTGTTCCTCCAGCTCCTTGAGCTGCTGCTCCCGCTGCTCCTTCTGCCACTGGTAGAGCTCCACCGTGGCGTCCTTCCAGGCCTTGGAGTTTTCGGCCAGGTACTGGTCCCGGAGGGCGGCCTTGCGGGTGTGGAACTCGGCCTCGCTGATGAGGTCCAGGTCCAGGAAATACTGAAGATCCTCCAGCTGCTCCTGATAGGCCTCCTCCCGGAGGGCCTGCTCCTCCTCCGCCTCGGTGCGCAGGGCGTCCTGCCAGGCCTCTCCCCCCTCGGTCAGGTGATCCGTCCGGGCCTGGGCGAGCCCCTTCAGGTACTCCTCCCAGGTGATCTCCTCGGCGTCCAGGGCCTCCCGGAGGGCCTGGAGGTCCCGCTCGTAGGCCCCCGACTGCCAGGTGTAGAGCTCCTCGTCCAGCTTCCAGCGCTCGTCCCGGTTGTTCTTCAGGTACTGCTCTCCCAGGGCGGCCTTGCGCTGGTAATAGGTCTCCTCGCGGATGAGGTCCATGGCCCGCTGGTGGTCCAGCTCCTCCACCGCCGCCCGGTAGGCCTCCAGCTCCAACTCCGCCGGGGTCTTTTCCTTGGCGGCGGTGGAGGACGAGGAGCCGCCCCGGGAGGAGGTGGTGGTGCTCTTCTTCCCGGAGGACGTGGAGGCGGAGCGGAAGTAACTGGCGCTCACCCGGTCGAAGGTGGCCAGGGACTTGGCTGCTTCCTCCAGCTCCTGGGCAGCGGCGCGGTACTCGTTGGCCTTGGTGTAATAGCTCGCCCCTTCGGCGGCGTTCTCGGCGTTGGCGCCCATGCTCTGGTAGAGGTTGGCCAGGGCCGTGAGCTGGGCCTGGGCCGAGGCGGTGGTCTGGTTGAGGGCGTTGATCTTGTCGGCCTCGGCGGAGACGATGGCGTCGGCGGCCCGCTGGGCGTCGTTGAGGGCCACCTCGTAGGCGGCGCGCTGGGTGGCGATGTAGTCCTGCAACGCCCCGTCGGCCAGCTGGTAGCCGTCCGCCGCCTCCACCAGGTAGGGGGCCAGCTGCGGGTACTCCGCCAGGAGCTTGGCGACGGTGTCCAGCTCCAGGTAGCCCGCCTCGCTCTGCTCCCGCTGGGCCTGGGCCAGCAGCTCACAGGCCCCCTGGGTGCGCTCCAGCACCCCATTCAGTTCGGCCAGCCTGGCGGAGGCCTCCCCGGCGGCGGCGCCGCTCGCCGTCAGGGCCCCGGTCTGTTCCTCCAGGGTCCCGGTGAGCCCGGCGGTGGTGGAGAGAAGCTCCCGGGCCTCCCCCTCCAGGCCGGTGATGCGCCCCTTCAGGGCCTCCACGGTGTCGGCCTGGGCCTGGGCGGCGGAGCGGGCGTTGAGGTAGTTCTGGGTCAGGGCCTCGAAGGAGCCGTCGTCGGTGGTGTCGTTCATGGCCTGCTGGGCCGCCTCGGACTCCCGCACCGCCTCGGCCAGGTCCTGCTCTGCCTGGGCGAGTTCCACCTTGAGCTGGGCGATAGCCTGATATTTTTCCGCCAGGATGTCCTGGTAGGCCTCCAGCTCATACTGCCGCTCCATGGCGTCGATGGTGCGCTCGATGGCCTGGGTGTTGATGTCATATGCCCCGGTGAGGGCGTCCACCTGGCCGATGAGGCCGGGGTAGAGCTCGTTGGCCACCGCCACCAGGCCGTTGAGGCGGCTCTGCTCCTCGCCGGTGCGGGCGGACTGGCTGTTGAGGGCCTCCAGCTCGGGCAGCAGCTCCCGCAGGGCGTCCAGCTGGGCCTTCTTGGCCGCCGCGTCGTCCAGGGCGGCCTGTTCGGCCTGGCGGAGCTGCTCCACCGTGTCCTGCCAGGCCGATCTGGTGAGGGCGGCGGAGACGGCCGCGGCCCCCAGCACCGCCGCCAGGGTGCTCACCGCAGTGACCACCGCGCCCACCGGGTTGGCGCTCATGGCGGCGTTCAGCCCCGCCTGGGCGGCGGTGGCGGCGGTGAGGGAGGTGCGGAGGGTCTGATAGACCCCCACGCCGGCGGACACCGCCTGGTTGAGCCCTCCGGTAAGGGTGAGGGCGGGCCCCAGCGCCGCGGCGAAGAGGGCCACCTGCACCGCCGTGCGCTTACTGCCCTCGTCCAGGTCGGCGAAGCTCTGCACCAGGCCGTTGAGCCCCTCCACCACCGGCGTGACCACCTCCAGCAGCTCCCCGCCGAAGGAGGCGGCCAGCTCCTTGGCCGACTCCTGGAGGATGCGCAGCTGGTTGGCGGTGCTGTCGCCGGTACGTGCGAAGTCGCCCTGGGCGTTGGCCGTCATGGCCAGGACGTACTGGTACTGGAGGGCCACCTTTTCGGCCTGGGTCATGGCGTCGTAGCTGGCCTCGATGCCCTGCTCCAGGGCCCAGGCCTCCACGTTGGCCTGGGTCATCACCACGCCCAGCTCCTTGAGGGATTCCGTCTCGCCGGTGAAGATGCCCTTGAGGGCGTTCATGGCCTGGTCCACGCCCACGTTCTTGAAGGACGCCAGGTCTCCGGCCAGGGCCACCAGCTGCATGGCCATGTCAGCGGCGGCGTCCTGGGAAAAGCCCATGCTGGTAGCCAGGTCTCCGAACAGGGCGGCCAGGTCCAGAGCGGTGCCCCGGGCCAGGCCGTAGGAGGTGAGGGTGGTGTCCGACCAGTCCTTCACCCGGTCGGCCGCGCTGCCGAAGGCCACCTCCACCTTGTTGATAGCCTCCTGGGTGTCGCTGGAGAACCGGACCGCTGCCACGCCGGCGGCGGTCAGGGGGGCGGTCACGCCGGCGGTGAGAGCGGTCCCCGCGCCGGTCAGGCGCCGGGCCGCCTCCGCAAGTCCCTGGTTCAGATGGTCCAGCTGGAGCTGGTTGATGCTCTGGAGCCTCTCACGGGCCTGTTCGGCGGCCTGCTCCGTCTCCAGCAGCTGCTTCTCCAGGCGCTGGTACTCGGCGGAGGTCTGTTCCGTCCCCGCCTCCTCCAGAGCCGCCAGCTTCTGCCGCAGCAGCTCCGCCTTGGCCTCCGTCTGGCTGATGGCCCTTTGGGCCAGCTCCTGCGCCTGGTCGAACCGCTTGGCGTCCCAGCCCTGCTCCAGCTTCTTCTGCACCAGCTCCAGGCGGGTATTCGTATTGTCCAGCGCGGCGTCGGCGTCCTCCAACCCATCCTCCAGGGCCTGGGCCGCCGCTCTGGCCTGCTCCTCCAGCTGGGTGAATTGCAGGCGGTTTATCTTGGTCAGTTCCTCCTGCGCGTCCCGGGCGGCGGACTCGGTCTCGGCCAGCTCTCGGTCCAGGCGCTGGTAAGCCGCACAGGTCCGCTCAGTTCCTGTCTCCTCCAGGGCCGCCAGCTTCTGCCGCAGCAGCTCCGCTTTGCGCTCGGTCTCCTCCACCGCCTGGGCAGCCAGTGCCTGGGCTTGGCGAAAGTCCTCCGTGTCCCAGCCCTGCTCCAGCTTCTTCCGCACCAGCTCCAGGCGGGTCCGGGTGTTGTCCAGCGCGGCATCGGCGTCCTCCAACCCATCCTCCAGGGCCTGGGTCGCCGCTCTGGCCTGCTCCTCCAGCTGGGTGAATTGCAGGCGGTTTACCTTGGTCAGTTCCTCCCGGGCGCCCCGGGCGGCCACCTCCGCGTAGCTCAGCTCCCGGCGGAGGGCCTCGTACTGCTCCCGCTGGGTCTGGCTGAAGCCAGACGGGTCCCCCAGGGTCTCCAGGGCCTTGCGCAGCAGCTGGGCCTTTTGCTCGGTCTCCTCCACCGCCCGGCGGGCCAGCTCCTGGGCCCGCTGGAACTGACTGGGGTCCCACTCCAGCTTCAGGCTGTTGCGCAGGGTGTCCAGCTCCGACTGGGTGGTGCGGATGGAGCGGTTGGCCCCATCCAGCGCCGTTTTCAGCTTGGTGGCGTTGCCGCCGATCTCGATGGTGATGCCCTTGGTATACCGGGCGCTTACTGCCATAGGTCCGCTCCTCTCCTCACAGCCGCGCCAGCAGCTCGTCCATGATCTGATCGATCTCCGCCTCCAGAGCCGGGCGGATGTGGGGCCGGGCCGCCATGCGCACCGAGCCGTCCCGGTTGTGGGTACCGTACTCCAGAAGGTACGTCAGGTCCGGCCGGTTGGCGTTGTAGAGCACCTTGACCCGCTCGCCGCCGCGCCTCTCGGTGCGGATGCGCCAGCCTTTCCGGTACGCGCCGGTCTTTTCCAGCTTCACATTGGTCAGGCGCTCCTTCAGCTCCAGAGCCCGCTTTCCGATGACCTCGTCCAGCGTCAGCTCCGCGTTCATTACCTCCTTCTCACACAGGTCGGTGAGATAGAGGCCGAAGTCCTCCATGGAAATGGTGTCAGCCATGGCGCTCCTTCTTTCTTCTGCGGGGATAGAGCTGGGCCATTTCCGCGCCGGTGAGCCTGCGGTAGGTCTTGCGCTCCGGGTCCCGGAGGGCGGCCAGGCGCTTCAGGAGGCCCAGCAGGTGCAGCAGCGGCAGCTCGTACAGGAGGGCCGGGTCCACCCCGGCCAGCACCAGGGCGGCCAGCAGCCGGTACTCGTCGAAGGGTGCGCCGTCTCCCGGCTCTCCGTCCTCCCATCCCTCCAGAGCCCGGTCCCCGGCCAGCAGGGCGTCCCGGGCCGCCCGTCCCTTGGCAGGGAAATCTCCGTCCCGCCGGGCCTGCTCCGCCAGCTCCAGAAGGGGCGGGCGGCGAGCCGCGGGGATCATCAGGTGGCACATCCGCAGCAGCACGCCCTCCCGCTTCCTGGGCGGCATGGGCCGCCGGAGGGCCTCCACCACGCTCTCCCCGTAGGCGGCGCGGTAGCGCAGGGCGGAGACGGCGGCGGTGTCCAGCGGATACCGCCTGCCGTTCAGCTCCAGCTCCATTTAGGGGCTCTCCGCCGCCACCTTGGGCACGGGGACGGTCTTGTCGAAGTTGGCATACCCCACGTCGTCGTAGCGGCAGGTGTAGAGGAAGGCCTTGCGGCCCACACCCCGCTCGTCCAGGTAGTCGCCGGTGCCCTCGGCGTCCTTCAGGGGGTCGCCGTAGGCCCGGAAGGGGTAGGTGTAGGAGCCGAACTCCAGGCTGTTCTTGTCGGTGGTGTGGGTAGCCGCCCCCTTGCCCAGCTCCACATTGAACATCCAGACCTTCACCACGCTCTGCTTGCCGTCCTCGTCGGTCTCCAGGTACTCGTAGTACAGCGCGCCCCGCAGATAGCTGACGATGTCGGTGGTGATGAGGCCGTTGGCCCCCTCCAGGGCGAAGCCGGCGGCCTTCTCGATCTCGGGGTCGGCGGCGGTGGTGCCGATCTCGCCCTCGTAGCCGGTGTCGTTGGGGATGCGGCAGACCAGGCGGTCGTCGGCGTACTGCTCCGCCGCCTCCAGCAGGGCGGAGGGGTTGATGCTCTGGGCGTACTTCATCTCCAGAGGGGTGGTGGCGTACCCCTCGGCCTCCCGGGGGGCGAATTTCATGTTCTGGACGCCGTGGTAACCGGCGGCCTTGGTACGGGTCTTTCCTGCCATATTCCTCATTCCTTTCCGATGAGCGCTTTGCACTCAAAAATCTTGTGTTGGGTCTGATCGTCGGCCCCGTCCAGGACCTCGGGCCAGGTGAAGCCCGCCCGGACCAGGGCCTCCCCCACCCGGCGGCACAGCTGCATGCCGTTCTCCCCCAGAGGGAGAAAGAGGTGGACCTGCACCAGGGCCCGGTACCACACCGGGGCGTTGTCGGCGAACTGGTGGGGCAGCAGGTCGTAGTGGAACACCAGGCACCGCTCCCGGCTCCCCGTGTCGGTGTCGGGCACCACGGGGAGGCCCAGGGGGCTGAGGGCGTCGATGATGCGCTGGTTGAGGGTCATTTCGCCGCCTCCTTCCGCTGCACCTTGACCTCCATCCAGGCGTGCCGGTCCCCGATGTCCCGGACGGAGATCACCTCGTAGGGCCGGGGATCGCTCCCCCGGAACACGGTGCAGGTGGTGGTGATTTTCGGGGTATACCGCAGGGTGAGGGTGGCCGGGTCGGTGACGCCGGCCTGGCGGGCGGCGTAGACCTCGCTGCCCCAGGCGTCCTCCCACTTGCAGGAGCGGCCGCCGCCGGGGCCGAACACGTTCACCGGCTCCTGGAGCCGGTAGCCGTCGGTGTCCCGCAGCACCTCCCCCGTCTCGTCCCGGGGCAGGTCGAACACAGTGATGCGGGTGCGCAGATCTCCCGCACCGATCTGTTTCGGCATGGCTATTCCTCCTCCCCGGCCGGCTCGGTGAGCTTCAATTGGGTCAGCATCCGCCGGAAGGCCGGATTGTCATTGACGATGGTGCCGGTGATGGTGGCGTCTCTCAGATCGAAGTCCCGCAGGACCATGAAGTGAATACACAGGTCATAGAGCGCCCGCCGGGAGGTGCCATCGGCAGGCTTCGCCACTCCGGCGTTGCTCATGTACTCCTCAGCGGCGGAGTGTAAACCCTCCAGCACCAGCAGTTCCTCGGCGCTGGGCTCCTCCATGCGGCAGTAGGCCAGCAGCGCCGCCCGCTCGGTCTCGGTCAGCATCAGACCGCCAGGGTCCAGCCGTTGGCGGCGGGACGGTAGAGCCCTGCGGCCGCGGCCAGGGCGGAGCAAACCACCGCCGCGTCGCCATTGTGCTGGAATTTCAGGCCGATGTAGCGGGGATTGGCGGGGTCAACCCGGTAGCTCACCACCGCCAGCTGGGGCTGGGTGCCCACGCTGTCGGTAAACACCACGGCGTCACCGATGGCCTTGGCGCTGCCGCCGCCCTCCTCCTCGGAGCCCATCAGGGTGACCGTCAGGGTCTTACCCTCGCCCAGGGCGGCGGTGGACACGAAAAACGCGATCTCGCCCACGCCGGAGGCGTCCACAAAGGAGGTGCTCTTGTCCGTGGACGCATCCACGGACTGGGGGGCGAACACATTGGCACAGGCCAGCTCTTCAAAGATCCTTTTCATGCCGTCTCCTCCTTACTTCCGCGCCGCCAGCGCCACAAAGGGGCTGCGGGTCTTGTCGCTGTTCTTGATGGTCAGGGGCTTGCTCACCTTGGGGCCGCCGTTGCAGCGGTACACCACCCGGAAGCAGTTCTGGTCGGTGAGGAACTCCACATGGATGGACCAGTCCTGCTTGACGGTGCCCTTGGTGAGCAGGATGTACTGGTAGGGGTCCACCAGCAGGATATCGCCGGCGCTGCCCAAGGCGGAGCAGCTGTCCTCAAAGAGGACGGGCTTGTTGAGGACCCGCTGGGTGTCGAAGTTGCCCAGGCCGCCCTCGGGGTTCCAGAGGAACTTGGCGGCCTCGCCGCTCTGGATGGACAGGGTGGGCAGCTGCTCCTCCACGTCGGGGTGCATCAGCCACACCAGGCGCTCCCGGTTGCGGGGCATGGAGCGGGCCTGCATCTTGATGGCGTTGGCGCCCAGGAAGGTGCCGGCGGCCTGGCTGTCCTCCTTGGCCACGGTGACCAGGGCCTTGGAGTGGAGCAGGCCCAGGGGCTTGCCCACGCCGTCGCCGCAGATGACCCCCTCGGTGAGCAGCCGGTCTCCGGCCAGGGTGAAGGAGTTGGCGGCGAAGCTGGAGAGGAAGGCGGCGTCCTCCAGCATCTCATCGGTGCAGTAGAGGAAGCCCATCATCTTCTCCAGGTCCATCTTCATCTCCCGGAACTTCGGGCTGCTGGCGTTCACCGCAGCGCCCTCGGCGGCCCAGTACATCTGCACGCCGCCGAACACGGCCTTGGACACGTCGGTCTCGTCGGCGGCGATCCAGCGCATGGAGTTGGCGGAGGCGGAGCAGGTGTAGCGGTCCAGGCGGTTGAGCAGCGGGCTGCGCTCCACGGCGCTCTCCATGATGGCCCCGGCGAAGTCGGTCTGGAGGGCGAAGCCGCCGTCGGCGCCGCTGCCCCCGTTGGTGCCCAGGACGGCGTTATTCACCTGGTGCAGGCGCTTGTCCTCCACGTGGTTCTTGCGGAAGTTGTAGATGGCGCGCAGCTGCTCGCCCACCGTGGCAAAGGGCCGCTCCCCGCCCTCGCCCTCGTCCCGGGCGGGGCGGGTGTGCAGCGCGCCGTCGTAGACCGGCCCGGCGCTCTCCCGGCTGGCCTGGGCCAGCTTCTCCAGGCCGGCGATCTGCTGGTTGATGGTCTCCATCTGCGCGGTGATCTGGTCGGCCTCCTGGAACTTGTCCTCCGCCACCAGGCCCTCGGCCTGGGTGAGCAGCCGGCTCTTCTCGGCCCGCAACTCGGTGATCTTCTCCATGAAATCCATGTGCGTCTCCTTTCGCTCGTTAAAATCGTGCCAGCGCCCGGAGTCTGGCCAGGGCGCGTGCGCTCTGCTCGTTCCGCTCCTCCCCGGAGCGCCGGTCTGTGAGGTGTTCCTGATACCGCTCCCGCATGGCGGCGGTCAGGCGGATGCGCCGCCCGGCCGACGCCACGAAGGCCGCCGGGTCCTCCTCCCCGCCGGGCAGGCCCACGATCTCGTCGATGAGGCCGTACTCCCTGGCCTGGGTGGGGGTGATCCAGATGTCCTTGTCCATGAGGGTGATGAGCTCCTCCCGGGTCTTTGCGCCGCTCCGGGCGGTGTAGACCTCCAGGATGCAGTCCCGGGCGTTGCGCAGGGCCTCGGCGGAGCGGCGCATGTCCCGGAAATCCCCCTCCGCCACCCCGCTGGGGTTGTGATAGCAGAGCAGCGCCCCCGGTTCGCTCCGGATGGTGGTACAGCCGGCGGCGGCCAGGGTGGCGGCGCTGGCGCCGTAGCCCTGGAAGAGGGCGGTGGTGTGGCCGGGGTAGCGCCGGAGCATGGAGCGGATCTCATTGCCCACGGCCATGTCCCCGCCGGGGGAGTTGATGAGGAGGGTAACTTCCTCCCCGCCCGCCGCCTCCAGGGCGGCGGCGATGTCCATGGGGGCGGTGATGTCCCGCCACCCCCACCAGCGCAGCACGTCGGCGGAGTCGTTGTCCCACAGCTCCCCCCGCAGCGCGATATCAGCCATTCGTATCCTCTCCTCTCAGGACGGACTCCAGGGAGCCCAGATTCTTGGTCACCAGGAACTGCTTCCCCAGTCCGCCCGGGATGGGGTTGAGCTCCTCCTTGGCCCGGGCGTCGTCGGGGCACAGGACGGAGTGCTCGATGAGTTTCACATAGAAGTCCGCCCGGGTGGTGGGGTCGGCCCGGAGCAGGGCCTCCACGTTGCCGTGGACGTACACGCCGCTCTGGCGCTGGGCAGGGGCGGGCAGCTTGTAGGTGTCCTCGCTCTCCCACTGCACCACATAGGGCAGCAGGGTGTCGGTGACGTAGTTGAGCCGCTGCTGGGCGTTGGAGTCGTAGCTCTCCTTGCCGGTCTGGAGCATGTGCTTGGGCACGCCGGTAAAGCGGCTGATCTCCTCCACGGTGAAGCCCCGGCTCTCGATGAACTGGGCGTCGCTCTGGCTCAGGCCCAGAGGGGTGAACTTCATGTCGTGGTCCAGCACCGCCACGGCGAAGGCGTCGTCGGCGGCATAGGTGCGGAACTCCTGCTTGATGCGCCGGCGGGTCTCGGGCTTGGCGTCGGTGCCCACCTCCACGATGCCGGACAGCCGCGCCCCGTTCTGGTAAAATTTCTTGCCGTACCGCTGGGCCATGGCGTCCACCGCGATGGCCTCCCGGGCCAGCTCCAGCAGTCCACGTCCCCGGAGCCCGTCGTAGGTCTCAAAGTACAGGATGGACAGCTCGTAGTTGGAAAAACTCCGCTGCACCCCGTCCACGTTGTAGTCGTACCAGTACGCCCCGCTGTCCCGGTCCCGGCGGAGGGTGCAGCACTCGCTGGGCAGGGGCAGGCGCTCCACCACCCGGCCGCCGGAGTCCCGGCGGTTCCACACCGCCCCGAAGCCGTGCCAGAAGGCGTTGGACAGCACCACCTTCCGCAGCAGGAAGGGGGACATGTAGTCGTTGGGGCGCACCTTCATCACCCGGTCCAGGTCAGCGTCGCTCACCGCCACCCGGGCCTCCCCCTCCTTCCGGTACAGACCGAAGGGGATGAGACCGAAGGAATTGGTCAGGATGCGGTGGGCGGCCGCCACCGGGGAGAGGCGCTGGGCGTTGGTCTGGGTAGCCATCAGCTCCTCGCCGCCGGAAAAGACCTGCCGGAGCCAGCCCGTCAGCTCCTCCCAGGGGATGGGGGTCTCCTCCACGGACGCCCTGGGGCGCACCGCCTGATTCAGGATCACCGGCCGCCACCCCCTCGGGAGCGGGCCACCAGCACGGCGTAGGCCGTCAGGCACACCCCGGCCACGGCCAGGGCGGCAGGACGCCCGCCCAGGTCCAGAGCCGCCCGGACGAAGCAGACCCCTCCGGCCAGCAGCAGCAGGTCGTCCAGATAGAGCGCCAGGGCCCTGCCTACCCGGCGCAGTCCATTTCTCACATCAGATCCCCCATTCCTCGTTCAGTACATGCTCGTTGATGTCCGGCCCGGCCGGCATACGGACCATGGCGGTGGCCATGGCGATGATCCAGGCCACGGTCATGTCGATGCGCCCGGTACTTTTATTCTTCATGGGCTTCAGATTTTCGTTGCCGTCCACGTAGCACCGTACGTTTCCGAAGCACCAGCGGGCGGTGGTGTTGTGCTCGTGGAGCATCTGGTGCAGCCGGATGAGCCGCTCCAGCTCCTTCATGGCGGGGGACAGGTTTTTCATGTCCTGGGGGATCTCCACCACGTCCACCCCCCGCTCCATGAGGCGGGGGGTCAGGGTGCGGGAGAGGTAGGGGTCCACGCCCAGCGTGTCCAAGTCGAACACGTCGGCGCACCCGGCCACCGTATCCTCCACCTGGGTGAAGTCCACCATGTCCCCCGGGCACAGCTCCAGAAAACCTGCCCGGGCCCAGTCCCGGTAGGGGACGTGGTCCCGCTGCTCGGCCTCCAGCACGCCCTCCTCCGGCCGCCAGGCCCAGAACAGGGCCACCCAGGTGTCCAGCCCCTCCTGGGGCGGGAACAGCAGGGTCAATGCTGTGAGGTCGGTGGTGGTGGACAGGTCCAGCCCGCCGAAGCACTTCTTTCCGGCCAGGAAATCCCGCACCGCCTGCCGCCGTGCGGGGGCGTTGAGGGCCTTCCACTCCTCCCGGTTGAGCTGTGTCTTGTCGTAGAGCCCCAGGGGGAGCCAGCCCACCGCGTGGGTGGCGATCCACTGATTGAGGCGGAGCCACCGGAAAAGCCGCTCGGCCGCCTCGCTCTGTCGGGCCGCCCGGGCCTCCGCCCGGAATTTCCGCAAGCTCAGGTTGTGGCCCAGGCCCGGATTGCACGCCCGCCAGACGGCCTCGTCCCAGATGTCCAGCTCCGCGATGCGCTCCGGGTCGTCTCTGGTGAGGACCGACACGCCGTACATGATGGGGCACCAGGCCGGATCATCGGTGTCCAGCTCCCGCTCGGGCTCCCCCCGCCGCCAGGCCAGGATGCGCCGGCACTTCTCATGGACCTCCCAGCCGATGCTCTTCCGGTCCGGGTCGTCTCCGGCGGTGGTCAGCACGATGACCGCCTGCTGGCGCCGGGCGGCGTCGGAGCCGGCGGTGAGCACGTCCCACAGCTTCCGGTTGGGCTGGGCGTGGAGCTCGTCGATGAGGATGGCGGAGAAGGAGTAGCCGTGCTTGCTCTCGGCGTCGGCGGAGTAGACCTTCAGCACGCCGCCGTATTTGGTATGGATCTCCCGGCGGCTGTCCCGGGCCCAGGCCACGGGGTCGTGCTCCGGCTGGCCCAGGCAGGTGTGCTTCACCATGTACTTGGCGCACTGGTAGATGATGTCGGCGTTGTTCTTGTCAGCGGCAAAGACCCCCACCTGGGGCCGGGCCTCCCCGTCAAAGAGGAGGTGGTAGAGCCCCAGCGCGGCGGCGAACTCGCTCTTGCCGTTCTTCTTTGGGATCTCGTCGTAGAGGAAACGCCGGTACCGCACCCAGGTCCCGTCCTCGTCCCGGACCTGGACGCCGTAGAAGAGCCGGATGGCCTCCTCCTCCCAGGGCAGGAGTTCAAAGGGCTTTCCCGCCCACTCGTTCTGCCCGAAGCACAGGAGGGAGAAGAAGTCCAGCACGTCCTGGACGGCCTCCGGGCAGTAGCGCAGCTCCGCGCCGTCGTCCGGCGCGCACACTGTCACCGGTCCCAGTGGAAGCAGTTCAGGCACGGCGCATCCGCTCCTCCATCATCTGCTCAAAGGCGTTTTTCTCCTTTGGCTTGGACCCCTCCGGCAGCACCAGGCGGCAGCGGCTGGTGATGGTGAGCCCCAGGTCGTTGGCACAGGCCCGGGCCTGCTTGAAGTAGGTGTCCAGGACTTTGGTGGCCTCCTTGAGGGCGTCGCCGTCCTGGTCCGCCAGCGCCGCGTGAACGATGGCCAGGGTCTGGGTATAGTTGGCCTGGGCCACCACGTAGCGCCCCAGGGTATCGGCGTCCAGCTGGGCGGCGCCCAGATCCGCGGCCAGCAGCTCCTTGGCCAGGGCCCGGAACTCCTTCCGGTTCCCTTCGGGCAGCCACTTGGGCACGCGCAGGGTCTTGGGCTTGGGCAGGTCCACCTCCTGGGCGGCCCGCTGGGCCTTTTCGGCCTTGCTCAGGTGCTTGCGGCCGTTCCCCTCCAGCACGCTGAGCCTCTGTCTCGGTCCGGGTATGGTCATCCCTCCTCTCCCGGTGTGGGGCGCGGTTTTTCCGTGGGGAGAAAAGCTCACACGGAGGGTGCCGCGCGGTCTTGGACGGTTCGCCCCCAAACATTTCCAGCCCGGGGCGGTCTCCCGCAAGCCGCAGGCTTGCCGCGCCCCCGCCCGGGCGCAGCGGGAGCGCGGGCGCGCACCCAAGCGTCCCGCCCCTTCTGCTCCGGCCCGCCGCTCAGGAGCGGGCGTGTTTCCGCCGTTCCTCCGCCTGTTCCCGGGCGGTCTTTTGGTCGTGTCAGTGCTTGCACAGGCTCTGGTGGTTGGCCGGGTCGATGAAGAGCTGCCAGTCCCCCCGGTGGGGCGTGATGTGGTCCACCACGGTGGCCCGGGTGCGGGCGCACTCCCGGCACCAGGGCTCCCGCAGGAGCTGGGCGGGCCGCAGGTCGTCGGTCCAGACGCGCAGGTTGTACCAGCCGTGGTACTCCGCCGAGGTCCGGCGGGGCGCCTTGACCGGCTTGTGCTTGGGGCAGTACCCCTCCCGAGTTAGGGCGGCACACCCCGGGTGCCGGCAGGGCCGGAGCGGCTTTAAGGCCACGGGCTATCACCTCCGGGCAAAACAAAAAGCGCCCAAGCCACCGACACCCCCTTACGGGGTCTTGTCATGGCTCAGGCGCTGGTCACAATGGACGCGGGCTCAGGCGCTTCGATATTCACGAGTGTTTCCTGTCCGCAGCGCTTGCACTTGCGGGGCAGGTTTCGGACGGCAGTGTCCGGCCGGGTCAGCAGCAGCTTTCCCTTTCCGCACACCGGGCAGATGACCCATCCGTCCCGTACGATTAGTTTACCACAGTTTGAGGTATGTTGCAACATTTGTTCTCCTTTTCTCCGGGGCTTTCCAGATGATACAGAGTGTTTCAAGTCCGAACAAGACGCGAGGGCTGTTCGGTTGTCCGCTTTTTGCGCGGCGGTCGCGCTCCTTTTCGCTCCTCCTTTTTATCCGGCATGAGATACTTTAGATATAGGTAGTCGCCCCACTCGTTGTGCTCTTCCCGCCGGTCCAGGATAATGGCCCCGGGCGGCGCGGCGATGGTGACGGTGTCCGGGACGCTCTCGCTCTCGGTCCTGGGCTTGTTGAGTCCCAGAGAGGCCGACCAGCTCCGGGCGCCGGGCTCGGGTCGGCCCACCTCTCTGGGCTCTTTGGTGAGGTACTTGGCCAGGGCCTCGTAGCCCTGCCACAGGTCCAGGCGCTCCACCTCGATCTGCCCCCAGACCCAGAGGGAGCGGAGCACCTCCAGATCGTCGCCGGTGCCGTTGAGCACCATGTGGTGGTGGAGCCGCCCGCCCTCCGAGGAGAGCTGTTCAGTCACGTAGACATACCGGGTGGGCTGGCCCCGGGCCCGGCGGTGGGCCCGGAGCTGTTTGATGAATTTCCGCATCCGCTTGACGGCCTCCGCCCGGTTGGGCGGCAGGTGGGCCTCGTCATAGGTGGCGATCACATGAAGGTCCCGGCGGCCGAAGTTGGCCGCCAGGATCATCTCCAGCTTCTGCCAGGCGCGGCGCAGGTTGACCCGCTCCTGCGCCGCGGAGGACATCTGGGCCTTGGAGGTCCGCTCCTGCGGTCCGTCCCGCACCGTGGGCGCGGTGTAGCACACACCCGCCACCAGCAGCCCGGCGATGATGGTTTTCAGTCGCTTGGCCACCCCCTCACCTCACCCTTTCTTTTCCAGAGGCCTGCCGCAGTGCCAGCAGAATTTGACCATATTGGGATGGACCGGCTGGGCAAAGTCATCATCAATGATAGTGTACTCAGCACCGCACCACGCGCAGGGCATTCCACCTTTCGTAATGTCACCCGGATCGTGGCGTTCCTCCTGGCACAGCGTCCAGTGCGGACAGTCCTTCCCGCCGCGGCCTCCCCTGGCCGCGATCCCCCGCTCCCGCATATACGGGCAGGTCACGATCCCACTCTCCATCGGGCGGTTGGCGTAAGGCTCGGCGTGGCCGCAGACCCAGCACACGCCCCGCAGCTGCTCCGGGCTCGGAGCAAGGCGCAGAGCAACCACCGCCATGTCCAGTGCCTCCAGCGTCTCCTCCGTGCCGGGCCACTTTGCCTCCGTATGCCTCAGGCGCTCCAGCACCATGATCGCGTCTTTCACTTCCATGTCAGTTCTCCCCCCTCGAAGCCGGGCACATGGTACAGGGCTTTCCGTCGGTACTGGACGGCGGACGATACATGCACAGGGCGCACGGCCCGTCCTTCCACGCCTCCACCAGCTCCCGCAGACGGTCCAGAGGGATGCCGCCCACCAGCTTCATCCTGGCCGCCACATCCTCCCGCATGGTCATGCGCTGGTTCACCAGCACGGACAGCCGGTCCAGGTCGTAGTCGTCGCCCAGGATGTCCTCAATGGCACCCAGGCGGTCCACAATCCTGTCCAACTCCTCGCAATCACAGATCTCACTGCAATCGGAGGGACAGGTCTCACTGCACTTCATGTAGTACCCATCGCCGTTATAGTGTTTTTCAGTCAATCGTTCCATGTTGTTCTCCCTAAAATCCCCGCGGTTTTTGGGCGATGCGGAGCAGGGCCTCCTGGGTCCCGGTCAGCTCCGGCTTCCGCAACGCCTCCAGGGCCAGCTCGTAATGCCCCCGCTGCTCCAAGAGCTCGGCCCGCAGGGCCTCTGAGCAGTGGGGCAGCACCTGATCCGTGTCCCGGATCACCTTCTCAAAATAGGCAATCGCCTTGTTCTTATCCATACCGCTCCTCCCAGGGTACGAAATGCTCCCCGCAGATCTGCCGGAGCCTCTGGTCCAGCTTGGTCTTGGTGTACTCCATGTCTTTGGTGTCCTCCACGGTCATGGCGGCGATGTCGTGGATGGCCTGGTCGAAGGCCGCCGAATAGGCAGGGGTACGGCCAGGGCCCATATGGAACACCTCAGCAGCCGCAATGAGGGCGGCGTCCTTGGCCATTTGCATGTCAATCATCTGCTGACGGGCCAGCCTGGTGTCCATGACGGCCTGGAGCTTCTTTGCATAGGCGTTTTTCATCGTCTCCCACCCCTCAATCGGAAATAATAGATCCTGGTGCCGTCCTCAAAGATCCTCATGGTCGGCTCATCCAGGATGCCGGTGGCATCCAGCTTGTCCACCATAGCCTTGGACGCCGTCCAGGATGGCCCAGGAATGTGGTCCTTCCAGGGGCCGACCAGCTTACACTTGGCCGCCCGGGTGGGCGGGTAGGTCACCGCAAGGTGGCCCCCCTCCGCCAGCACCCGGAGGATGGTATACACATCCACCGTCATGCCCGTCTCCCCTCCCCGGTACGCAGGGAGAGCATCTTCTCCCGGGTCAGCTTATCCACGACGCGCCCCAGTTCCTGGTAGCCGCAGATTTTAGCCAGGTCCTCCAGGTGCCACAGGGTCTGCGCCGTCACCAGGATGCGGATGCGGCGCTGGTTGGTCCTACGGCTCATTCCGCATCACCTCCCCGGTGTCCAACTTGGACACCCGATCCAGGGCCCGCCCGGCGGCGCGCCAGTCGCTGAGGGGATAGGCCACCGTCCCGGCGGCCATGTTGCGGAGCATGGTTTCGGTGACCTCCGGCTCCCCCGCCTGGGCCACCGAGCGGAAGCACCCCAGCCCATGGGCGCTGCGGTAGGCCTTCAGCTTTTCCTGAATAGCCCGCTTCTCCTCGGCGCCCCGGCCGGTAGGGACGGCGGAGGGCTCCTCCGGGGCGTCCGGCCCGGCGTTCTCCTCTCCCGGCTCGGGAAGGGCGAGCACCTCCAGCTCCATTCCCTCCGGCACCACCAGCACACCCTGGTGCAGGCTCTCCACCACATAGTCCCGCAGCTCCTCCAGGCCCTCCCGCTTCAGCTGCGGAGCGCGGACGATCAGCACATCGCGCATGGTACTTCCCTCCTATCCCGGCCGGTACAGCGGGCAGGCCACCACCAGGTAGCTCTCCACGCTGCGGGCCTTGTCCTTCTTCTTCGGGGACTGGAGCCGGATGTCCCGGCGGATGGCGCTCCAGCCCTCCACGGGCTTCCCTTCCAGGGACCAGGGGCAGCCCCGCTCCCCGTCTGCGCTGGGCACCGCGTTGGCGCAGCTCCAGCACAAGGTCTGTACATTCATGAAAACCTCCCTCTCTTACGCGCTCCGGGCGCGCTCCCGGCGCCTGGGCAAAATGGGCGCGCCGCTCTCATCCCGCTTGCTCCCGTCCCGCAGCCAGCGGAGCCAGACATCCAGAAACGCCCCGTGTACCGCCCGGGGGTCCTTGCTTCCGGGCAGGGTGTCGTTATGGTAGCCGTGGATCTGCCGGATGGCGTTCCCGTTCATCTCCAGGGTGATGTACGGCGTGGCCGGGGCCTCCACCCGGCGGAGGAACAGGATGGTGGTGACCCCCTTCATGTGCCGCTCCGCATAGCCCCCCACGCAGTGGTCCAGGGCCTTGCCCTCCCGCTTGATGGCGGCGGCGGTCATGGGAAAGACGATGCGCAGCCCGTCCAGCTCAAACTCATACTTGGCCTTCCGGGTCCTGGCGTCGGCGGCCACCCCCCGGCGCAGCGCGGCGGCCTGCTTCTGGGCCAGCTCCGCTGTGGCGGCGTCGTGGGCGGCGGTGAGGTCCTCCGGCCAGAGCACCTTACCGTGCTCCATGCAGTACCCCAGGGCCCAGGCCGCCTCCAGGTAGTCCCGGTAGAGCTCGAAGAGGGTGGCGTAGTGGTCCTCTGTCTCCTCGGACACCCCGCCCAGATACCGCAGGAAGCGCTCCGGGTCCAGGCGGAACCGCTTCAAAAACCGCAGCACTTCCATGGCGCTCAGCTGGCAGCCCCACAGGTTCCGGAAATACACGCAGAAGGGCAGGTCCCAGCGCTTGCCCCAGTGTTTTTGTACATAGTTCCGCAGGGCCAGCACCTCCATGGGCGGCTGTACGGCCAGGAACCAGCTCAGCTCCCTCTTGTTCAGCCCGAAAGACTTGCGCGGGTCCGGCTCCTCCCAGCACATGGCCGCCGCGTTGCGCTTACGGGCGTAGATGAGGTCGCTCAGAGGCTCCCAGGGGCCGGACTTCACCAGCATCTCCACCTGCCGGGGGTAGATGGCGTAGGCGGTCAGGTAGGAGATGAAGTCGTCGAACCGGGCGGCGTAGCCCCGGGCCCCGCCGGGGCGGTACTGCCAGTGGTCGAAGAAGCCGCACCAGCGAAAGAAGGGGTGTTCCTCCAGCACCTCCCGGTTGAGGATGGAATAGGGCTCGTAGTGGTACCAGCAGATGGAGCCGTCCTTGAAGGGCTCGGTCACCCGCTTGGGCCGGCCCAGCCGCTCCCGCTCATAAGTGAGGACCGGCTCGTGCTCCCGGTAGGTGACCTGGTAGTCGGCCTGCATCACCTCTCCCGGGGCGAAGCGGTAGCCGCTGGAGCACCAGGCGGTGGGCCGGGCGGTGAGGGCCTGCTCGTCCCCATAGTCCTTGTGGAGCACCAGAGCGTCGGCATAGAGGGCGTCTCCCCGGGCGTGGAGCAGCACGGTGAGCTCCGTCCAGCGGAGGGACTTCCGCCCCCGGGCCCTGGCCAGGTCGATGACCGTCACCACGCGGCCGCACCAGGGGCAGGTCCACGGCTCCTTGTGCCGGAGGTGGCCCAGCAGTGCCCGGTGCTCAGGGGTCTCCGTCCGGGGCAGACAGGGCCGGTACTCCTTGTGGCCGCAGCAGGAGGCGTACAGCCTCACCCCGCCCAGGCCCATCAGGTCCCCCTCCTTGCGGAAAAACAGATAGTGCGGGAACAGGTCGTTCATCCGGGTCAAATCTTCCTCGGTGACGGTGGGCCAGCCGTTCAGGAGCTCCCGCTCCCGCTCCGTGTACTTCATGCCGATCCCCCCCTCAGAAGAAGTCGGACAGATCCAGCAGGATGCCGGTCCGCTCCGGCTCGGGCTCCGCCGGCTCCAGCTGGATGGTCATGGTGAAGTGGACCTTGGCCCCGTCGAAGTAGAAGGCGGCCGCCTGGCGGTAGGCCTCAAGATCGGAGAGGGAGCTGCCCACCCCCTTGGCCACGGCGGTCATGCAGTCCGGGAAGGAGCCGCCCTGGGCCACCGCCTGGGCGAACTCCTCGTTCTGGCGGCAGAACTCCAGCAGGGCGTCCCGGACGGCGGACTTCATGACCCCCTCCTTCTGGCCCTTCACCTTGCCGTACTCGTCTTTCAGACGGGCCTCGGCCTGCTCGTACCAGGTCATTCCACGCACCTCCCGATGGCCTCCGCCAGGGCTTTCAGGGCCTTCTCCGCGCCCTGGGCGGCGGCGGGGTCCTCCCGGGCGCGGAATTTGAGCAAAATCCCCCGCATTTTGTTGGCGTTCTCCTGGGCCTGCTGGAAGAGGACCTCAAACTGAGCCAGATCCTTGTCCGCGCTCAGCTCGGCTTTCTTCTCCGCCTTCTCCCGTTCCTCCAGAGACCGTTTCAGGATCTCCACCGAGGCCTCGGCCTGTTTCTGTCTGTCTCTGGCCTTGGCGGCGGCCTCCCTGGCCTTGTCCAGTTTGGCCTGCATCTCGGCCCGGGTCTCTTCTTTGGCCTTGTCGATGGCCTCCTGGTCCACCACCGTCTCCACGGCCACCTCCACCGGCCGGGCTTTCAGCTCGTCCAGCTCTTCGGTGAGCTGCTCCAGGCGCTGATAGGCGTCCGACCGGTCCTCCAGTACGTCGTGCAGCGTCTCCTGGAGTTTTTGGGCCGATTGTTTCGCCTCGTCCCGCTCCTTGATGGCCGCCTCCAGCTGGCGGGCGGACATGTCGATGACGTTGTTCTCCTCCATGAACTGCTCCCGCTCCTCCGGCGGGAGGGCCAGAAGGGACAGGGCCTTGGACGCCCCCAAATCCGCAAGCGTCTGCGTATTTGTCCATTCTCTGGCGAGACGCATAAAGTTCTGCGCCGTGCGCGGGGAGAACTCCACCCGTTCAGTGAGCCACGGCAGCCACTCCCCATGGGGCAGCAGGTCCTTGGCCTCGATGAGGCACCGCCCGATGGTCAAAATCGCCTCCCCGCCGGTGCGCTTGGCCTCCAGGATGTCCCCGGTGATGGCCTCGATGGTCCTGCCCTCGGCGGGCTGGGCCATGGTCTGGGCGATCAGCCGCCCCAGGTCAGGCTTTCCCATGCCGGATGCCCTCCTTTGCGGTGAGCTCCGCCACCCAGGCCCGGTAATCCCGAGCCGCCGAGCAGAAGGGGCTCCAGGCCTGGACGGCCATCCGGGCCCAGGAGCTCTCCGGCACCTTGTCGGTGCGGCGGATGACGGTGTCGTAGACGGGGACGCGGCCCTCCTCCCGGAGGTAGCCCACCGAGTCCTCCACCACGGGGCTCCTGTGCCACTGGTTGACCAGCACGCCGGAGATCCGCAGGTCGGGCCGGAGGGAGCGGAGGCTGGCGATCTGGTCCACCAGGTCCCCCACGCCGGTGGCGGAGCAGGCGTCACTCAGCACCGGGATAATGATGCCGTCGCTGGCCAGGATGGCGGACACGCAGGAGGCGCCCAGGTTGGGAGGGCAGTCCAGCACCATCACGTCGTAGGCGTCGTCCTCCTCCAGGGCCTCCCGCATGTCCCGGATGGCCCGGTAGCAGCGGCCCCGGTCCCCGCCGGCGGCCTCCAGGTCCAGGGCCCACAGGTCCTCCGAGGCGGGCAACACGTCCAGGCCCTCCACGTCAGTGGGGACCACCAGGTCCTCCCAGCAGCAGGCGTAGCCCCGCAGCAGGGCGCCCAGCCCGGCATATTCACACTTAGGGAGCAGGATCTGGGTGGCGTTGGCCTGGCCGTCGGCGTCCACCAGCAGCACCCGCAGGCGGCAGCCGGTGGCCAGGACGTAGGCGAGATTGACGGCGGTGGTGGTCTTGCCCACCCCGCCCTTGCGGTTCACGATGGCGAGGGTTTTCATGGTTATGTAACCTCCTTTGTGGTGTTTGGGTGTGTTATTTGTCCGGGAACGGGTCCTCCTCCGGGGACACGTCCTCGTCCGGGAGCTTGATCTGGGTGTAGACATGCTCCCAGCCGTAGCGCTTTTTGGGGTCGCCGGTCCCGGTCTTGTAAAACCGTTTGCTCAGCGGCTCAAAGCTGAGGGTGATGGCCCGGCTGCGCTCACCGAAGAAGCGGTTTTTCAGGATGGACAGCATGGTGTCATACTTGTCCCCCTGGTCCTGGGCCCGGGACACGGAAAAGACGTTGTCGGCCAGGTTGGTCACGTCGGCGATGCCCGCCACCGCGTCGGAGTCGTCGATGCGCTCGGTCTTGCGGGGGTGGGCCACCAGGTGGACGTGGGCTCCGGCGCTCTTGGCGAAGGCGGTCAGCTCGGAGACGAACTCGGACTGGGCCCGGTAAAAATCCCGGTCCCGGCCGGCCTGGAGCCGGGCGGACATCAGGTTGTCCACCAGGAAGATCTTCGCGCCGTACCTCCGGCTGGCGTAGCGGAACAGGCGCAGGATGTCGGCGGCGTCGTGGGTGTTGCGGTTGCCGATGTCGTAGATGTGAAAGCGGCCCCGCCACCACTCGTCGATAGCCCGCTGGGCGAAGGGGGTGGCCGCCGGGAGGCTCCGGCCGGTGACCGGGTCCTTCCGGTCCTGGATGTAGTTCGGGCCCGCCGCCTGGAGGGCGATCCAGTATTTGAACTTCCAGGCGGGCAGCTCGCCGGAGTAGGCGCACACCGGGAAGCCCTGGTCCACGGCCTCCAGCAGCAGCTGGCCCAGTAGGGTGCTCTTGCCCTCGCCCCGCTTGCCGGTCCAGACCGAGAGCTCCCCCTCGTAGAAGCCGCCGATGCGGCGGTCCAGGTTGGGGATGCCGGAGAGGCAGCGCTTCATGCCGGTCATGTCGGGGGGCTTCACGTCGGCCAGGTCCAGCAGGCCGTAGACGGGCAGCTCCGTGGTGTCCAGGAGGATGTGGTCCACGGCGGCCAGGCCGTAGGTATCCCGCAGCTGCTGCACGGTGGCGCAGCCCCGGAAGGCCGGGTCGTTGGCCACCAGGAGCACCGTCTCGGGGAGCCGCCGCCGGACCTCGGCCACCATGGCCTCCCGGCGCTGGGGGTCGGGGCAGACCAGGAGGACGTAGGGGAACCGGGCGAAGAAGCTCTCGCACCGGCCCAGGTCATCCCAGGAGGCCCCGGCGGCCATGCAACCGGCGTTGATCTGGATGGTCAGCACGTCGGCGGCGTCGGCGCACAGCCAGAAGCCGGTGGGCAGCGCCGGGTCCAGAAAGCGGGGCTCGTAGGTCAGATACCGGCTCACGTCCGGCAGTTCATTCGACATCGAAGGTCGTCTCCTTTCGCGGTGGGGGTGGCTGTCCCTTCAGGGGAAAGACCGATTTCCAGCTGTTGGTGACGCTCTGGCGGAGGAGGAGCAGCTTGTCCTCCCGCCGCCGGCCGGACAGCCGGTCCAGCTCGCCCAGCAGGGTGCGCACCGCCCGGGGGGAGTTGACGGCCTTTTTGGCCGTGCGTACCTCCATCAGGTCCTCCAGGGCCCCGGCCAGCTCCCGGTCCTCCCCGGCGTAGCCGGTCAGCAGCTCACGAACCGCCGGAGGCAGGTCATGCTTGTCCCGCCGTTCCCCCTTGGGGGGTAGGGGGGAATATAACTGGTCAGTAACTGTTTCCTTATTACATTTCACCGAATGGGGAAATGGCTGTCCCGGTTCGGTGAAATGCATTTCCCCGTTTGGTGAAATGGGGGGCGCACGGAGCCCATAGGTCTCCAGGACGGCGTCGGAGAGGGCGTACCAGAGGGTGCGGTCGGTCTTGTCCTCACTGAAATTGCCCGAGAGGAGGGCCCCCTGCTCCCGCAGCCGCCCGGTGATGCGCTCGATCTGCCGCTTGCTCCAGAACGGGAAAAGCTTCGTCAGGGCCTCCAGGGTGTTGTAGGTCCAGGTGCGCCCCTCATGGAAGTGGCGGCCGTTGGCCTGGTTCTTGGCCACCCAGAAGGCCATGGCGTGGAGGAAGATGGCCCCGTCCACACCGTAGGCCGTGGCCAGCTCGGCGTTGAAGTGGAACTCCATCACGGGGATCACCCCCTCCCGTTGGAAACGGCCTCGCGGAAGGCATTCAGGGCGCCCATCCGCTCCCGCAGCCGCTCCTCGGCATAGGCCAGGCAGGTCCGCTGGACCTCCGGGTCCAGCTTCAGGTCCTCCCGGGCCCACACCTCCACGTTGCTCTCCGCGTCACAGACGGCGGCGTGCAGCGCCGTGACGATGGCCGCAACAGCCTCTTTGCTCAGTGCCAGGCGCATGGTCCCACCTCCCCATCCGGACAGTGAAGCTGGAGCTCCAGTGCTACCCGGACAATCTCCCGCAACTCCGTCACGATAGCCATGAACTCGGGGCGCTCGGCGTCGTCGATGATGTTGTCCTCGGCGATCTCCAGCAGCCGGTCCAGAGAGCCGCGCTTCTCGATCTGGCCGAGCCGGTTGTGGATGCGCAGCGCGGCCTCCATGAGGCTGCGCTCGTCCACCTGAGGGACGATGCGGCCGTAAAGGGCGTTGGTCTCCCGCAGGTGATGGACCGCCAGGTGCTGGGCGTTGTAGAGTATGACCATCAGCTCCACCACCTCGTTGGACGGGATGCGCTGGCCGGTCTCGTAGGCCCGCAGGGACTCCACACTGACGCCCAGTCGCTCGGCTGCCGCTTCCTGGGTATAACCGGCCGATTTCCGACAGATTTTATAGATATTCCGGTACTCCTCCGGCATGGTAAAACCTCCTCCTCGGGTGTATGATAGGGGCAGACAGGGGGCCTAGACGACCCGCTCCAGGGCGGTCATGGCGGCGCGGACACCGCTCAGACGCTCGGCCAGGATGCGGTCCACCGCCTCCCGCATGAGAGCCTGCATGAGGCTCAGATCCACGGGACTGCCCCCGTGGTGTTTGTACTCCACCAGCCCGCCCGGGCTGATGTTGTAGGTGTACGTTCCGGTGTCCTCATTGAGGGCCGCCCACCCGAAGGGGACGCGCCCCTGCTGGAGGGCCCGGACGATTGTGGTGGAGCTGTTCCCCAGGTACAATCCGGCCACCGTGGGGGGCACGTTGTCGTACCGGAGGATCTCCTCATCGGTCGGCCTGGGGGCCGTAGATCTCTTGGGCATAGTAAAACCTCCTCTTGGGTGTATCATTGGTCCATCGACCTGCCCGACGGGTCATGGTCTGGTCGTTCAGAAGCTCTGGATCAGGAACGAGAGAACGAGGCCCAGGCTAAACGCCAACAGTGACTTCAAAATCAGATGACGATAGCACAGATGCTTGTATCGCTTGTAACCTTCCTCCTGGGCCTGGTAATAGAGCTTTACACCTGCCGGATCTCGGCGCTTGCGCAGTTCCTTGGGTGGTGGGTCGAATAACCAGTCCATCCAGCGATAAAGCCGCAAGCACTCTCCCTCCTTCCGCATCAGAGCCTCATGGTCTCAGGCTACTCAATGGTAGCCTTTCAACAAATTCAGCAGAACTAAGCACAGGGTATAACCCAGGCCACAGGCTACCATGGCCATCGTGGCATTGCCTTGCGGATCTTCCTGGCCGGGCCAAAAACGTACGAGCAGGCCGACCACAATCACTTCCAGGACGCCGATCCCAACGTAAAGTAGCGCTTTCTCCATAAGCGTCCTCCTCTCATTAGGTCTCGCCCGGCTGGTTGCGCCCACAGAGCGCATCCAGGGAGACGTCGTAGAGGTCGGCCAGGGCCAGCAGGGAAGCAAGCCCGGGCTGCCGGGCCCCGCTTTCCCACATACAGACAGCGGCTTTGGTGACGTGGGCCGCCTGGGCAGCCTGCGAAAGCGTAAAGCCCCGCATCTCCCGCAGTTCTTTGAGTCGCACTTGTTTCCCTCCTTCCCGGTTGCCCTTTCTGGGCGATTGTGGTATCATTCACACTAGGTGAATGATTTTTTGGGGGGCGAGCTATGCGCATGGAGTTAGATACGCTCTTTTCAGTCGCCTCAGCCCTAATCTCGCTTTCCGCCGTCTGCGTCTCCCTTTACTCGGTGCGTGAGAGCCGAAGGACCGCCTTGACTGGGACCTACTTCTCCGAGATGGCAAATGCCTATTCTGACTATCTATCCTGCATCTCCGAGTTTGTGTTCCGCCGTGGCGCTTCCGAGCGTGATGCGCTTGCCGCCGCGCTGTACCGGCTCCAACTCTTTGCCTCCTCTGAAATCTCCGCTGACGCCCAGAAGCTCTACATTTTCGTATTGGATTGGGCGTCAACGAATCCGACGAGGGCGCCGGAAGTCGATGCTCTAGTAAGTGATCTAGGATACAAAATGAGGGAACATCTGGAGCAGACTCGGAAGTATGGTCGTCCGTGAAGCGGTCCCGAAGCATTTCGGCAATGATTGCCTGGATGAACCGGCACAGTTCGACTGACATACAAACCATTACGACACTAAGGCAGAGCGAAGCAATCTGGCTGATGAGCCCCATAGATACCACTCATCCCCCCTTTCGTTTACCACACGTTAATCATAATTCGTGTTTTGCAAATTGTCAATTCACGAATTGGATTTTCTCTGTTTTTACTTCTTCTTTCCTCTATAAAAGGAATTTAGTAAACTTCACCTAATGGAGGTGATTTTTTGGATACTAGTGAACGCATTTTCTTGCTCGTAAACCAAAAGTTTACAGAGCAGCGTGAGTTTGCAGCCGCACTTGGGGTGCTTCCCAGCGTAGTCAGTGCATGGCGTACAAAGAAGTCTGAATCCTACATGAAACGCTTGCCACAGATTGCCGAAGTCTTGGGCACTTCGGTGGAATACCTTCTCAATGGAGAAGAAAAGCCCGCTCCCATTGCTGAGAGCGGGCTGGATGCCACGAAGTACCATATGCTCAACGAGGAGAATCGGGCTCTGGTGGATCAGATGATTGAGAAGCTGCTAAAGTCTCAATCAGGTGAATGATCTTCTCCCTATTCTCCGGTGTGAGCCGTTCAAACATTTCCTGCGGTGTCAAGGCGCACTCCCCCTCCCAATCGGCGGGGGCAGCCCCGCCGCAATGTCTGCGTAACCCCTTTGACAGTCGTTTCCATTGATGATATAATAGAACAGGTGTTCGTATCTTGTCAAGAGACAACTGTCGGGGAAGTTATAAACAAATGGAGGATGAATGATGAAACGCATTGCTTGTCTACTGGTGGCGGTCTCGCTGCTCGGCCTGAGCGCCTGTACCGCCGCACCCGCTACGGAGTCTCCTGCGCCTACCTCCACGCCAACCGAAGCCCCAGCTCCGACGCCATCGCCTTCTCCATCTGATTCTGCTATGCTGACAGGTATCCCTGGTTCCCACATCAAAGACATCCAACTCGGTGTTGCCAATTTTGGTATGGACGATGATTCCGCCGATGGCGCCCCTGATGGAGCTCCATATCGTTGGACTGCATCGAAATCTTGGGACTTTCCTGACACTACGATTCTGCTAGATTATTCTATTACCGGTGATGAGGATTCTCAGTTAATCAGCGGCTCTTTTGGTGTTACTTGGGACGGCGTTACTGAAAGTGATACGTTTAACACCATCGCATCCACTTATCTTGGCTTCATTGCAACCGTTCCATATGATACTTCTAATACCCAGGAAGCAAAACAATGGGTATCGGATCAGATAGAGACCGTTGCTGGTGGTGATCCTGTATCTACCACCATTGGCGATGCTACGTTTACTTTGTCCGGGACCCTAGCCGCTGGGGCAGATGTCCCCTCATCTTACCTGTTACAAATTGATGTCGCAAACTGAACGTACTTTACGAAAAGGCCCGGGGCTCCGGCCCCGGTTTCTTTTACAGCCGATTGTAGAACATATGTATGTTTCGGAGGTGTATCCATGCGCAGAGCGAATGGTACCGGCAGCGTGGTGAAGCTGTCAGGAAACCGGCGGAGGCCCTATGTGGTCCGCGTTTCCTACCGGGACAAGTACGGCGCGCTCAAGCAGCAGGCCATCAGTTACCACGCCAAGGCAGCGGAGGCCCAGGCCGCTCTGGATGCCTACAACCGGGATGCCGCCATTGGAGCAGCTCCGGCTCCCGACCGGCTCGCCATGACGGTAGGCGAGGTCTACGAGGCCTGGTCGGGGCGAGAGTACCCGCGCCTGGGTCCGGCCTCTGTCTCCAGCCACAGAGCAGCCTGGAGCCGTGTGGGGCGCTATGCGGAGCAAAAGATGCGGTCCGTTACCCTGGACATGTGGCAGGCGATCCTGGACGAGGACGAGGCGCGCGGCTGCTCCCAATCTCTGGTCAACAATGACGCGATGCTCATCAAGTCATTGTGCAAGTATGCCATGATGCGGGATATCATCGGCAAGGACTATTCCAAGTATCTGGACGTCCCATCCATGGACCCCAAGCGCAAAAAAGGGGCTCTCACAGAGGCGCAGATGGAGCAGCTCACCACGATGGCCGCCCAGAACATCCCATGGGCTGACACGGTGCTCATCCTGTGTTACACGGGCTTCCGGATCAGCGAGTTCCTGGAGCTGACGCCGGCGTCCTACCACGCCGACGGCGACTATCTCCAGGGCGGCAAAAAGACCGAGGCAGGCCGGGACCGGATCATCCCCGTCCACCCAAAGATCAAGCCCTATCTCATGTCCTGGCTGGAGCAGAATAGCGAAACAATCATAACCCGAGATGATGAACCGGTGAGCGATGGGTGGTATCGGAGCATGGCCTTCCAGCCTATTGTGCAAGCGCTGGGTGCGCCGGAGGCCACACCGCACTGGTGCCGCCATACCTTCGCCACGCGGCTCCACGCCGCTGGTGTCGATCCCATCACCATCAAGTGGCTCATGGGCCACTCCACCCGGAGCGATATCACCATGCGGTACACCCATGATTCGCTCGCTGTCCTCCGCGCTGCAATTGACAAACTTGATTAG